TTCATACAAAGTATAAAAGTAATAATGACGGTTTATATTAGCAATTTAGTAATACATACTGGAACAGATTTTGAACAGGTTTTTGTATTGGAAAGTGAGGCAAGTAATGGTGCTTTGAATTTGAATGGATATACTGGATGTGCTCAATTAAAAAAATATGAAAAATCAATATCTTCTGGGTCGTTCACAGTAGATTTTACAAATAGGCAACTTGGAAAAGTAAAAATTTCTATGGCATCTACAGTCACAGAAGAATTAAAACAAGGAAAATATTTTTATGATTTACTTTTAAATGATGGGGATTCAATTCAAAGAGTAGTTGAAGGTACTGTATTAGTTAAGAAATCTGTTACACGGATATAAAAAAAGCACCCTTGTGGGTGCTTTAGAGTGTATTGAGTTTTTATTATCTGTTTCTTTGACGCTCAATATAAGCATCAAGTTCTGCTTTTCTTTGTTCTGGAGATTTCTTTTTCTGTTTCTCATCATATGCCTTAACAGCATCTGAATGTTCCTTTGAAGGTTTCTTTGGATTAGCATAAACATTCATAGGACCCGAAGCAGGACGACCTCTTGGATCCATACGAGCTTCGACAATTTCACCAATCATCTCAGCATCCATCTCGGTCATAAGGTATTGTGCCTCCGCAACGGTCTCTGCGTGACCCTGTGAGAGGAGATACTCAAGTACGAGGTCATAAGCATCATACTCAAAGGATTGCTTGAGAGTTGATTTTCCTGCTGCTACACCTGCCTTAACTGCTGCTTCCTCAGCACCCTTTGTATTGCCTGCTGCCTTTGCTTCATCTCTTGCCTTTCGTGCTGCTGCTAGTTCAGCACTAGTTGCTGCTCTTCTTTCAAACTTGGTTCCACCTGCAGTAGTTCCCATAGCAGGTTTTGCAGGTGTTGCTGCTGCTGGTTTGGTTGGAAGAACTTTAGGTGTTGTTGCTGGTGTTGTTGCTGGTGTTGTTGCTGGTGTTGTTGCTGGTGTTGTTGCTGGTGGTTTTGCTGCTTGTTGTTTCGCAGCAAGATCCTTCAGGCGAGAATCACGTGCAGCTTTTGCATCATTATAATTTGCATACATTTTACCATCAGAAGATGACTTATATTTTGAAGGTGCTGCCTTATCTCCTTGCCCCGTCACTAATCCTTTTACAAAATTTCCAGCATCTCTAACTGGAGAAGATACTGCTCTTGTAACAGCATTACTTGCTCTTGCAATAGGATCTTTAGATGTTGTTTTTTGTCCAGCAAATCCTTGATAGTAAGCTCCTGTGAGATCACCAGCAGCCTTAACTCCACTTACTGCACCTTTAGCAACATTTCCAATTTCTTTTCTAGTTGCAACACCAGCATCGGCGGCGCCCTCATTCAACTGCTCTTGCTCAGAAGCAGCAATGCTTTCATATAATCCCGCAATTTCATTCAATTTGTTAAAAGAAAGAGTCATCTTACTAATACTTGTCTACTTTCTTTTATTTATAAAAAAAGAGGGTCTCAAAGACCCTCCATAATTTATTTTTTTTCGAGACGATTAATAACACCAAGTCCAACGGTTGCAATAGTACCAATTAATCCACACTTCATAGCCCAATCTGCAAGGTCCAAAGCATTTTTCCTATGAAGTTCTGCCCTATAGCATTCCCATGAATTAGGATTGCGAGTTTGTTGGCAAATTTTATCAACCTTATAAGCAGTCCAATATTCACCTGTTCCTTTTGGACCTTCGCCCATAACAGTATACCACCCAAAACAAAGCATAATAATTGTTGCACTACCAAGAACTGTAGAAGCAAGTGCGGTCTTAACCATTCAATTTCATTTATCTGACTTGTCTATCATAGGACACTTTAACGAATCTGGAAAGTCCTAATGTGCCAGTTCTCAAACCGGACCGTCCAATACTAATTAAGCAATTGTTGCGGATTGTGGTTTTAATCTTGCCGCAAGTTTTGGATTTGCTGCTGCCCAAGTCTTCATATTATCAGCAGAGCTTGCTGGTTTTGTTGGAGTGCTTGATGGTTTAGGAATGTTTTGTTGTGCTGATGGTGGAGAATATCTACCATACATGCCAGTTCTTTGGGCTTGAGTAGGTGCTGGTGTTTGTAAAGCATTTTTCACATTTCTTATAGGTGCAGTAGCAGTAGAATATGCTTTTATTTGATTTGGAGAATACACTTTTTTAGACAAAGATGCAGAGTCATTTTTATTATTTGAAGGTTTATTATTAAAATCCACATCGTGCTTTGTAATTCCCCTCCTCTGACTAAGTGAAAGTGCCAATTCCGCAGGTTTATATGCTATTTGAGAAAGATTTTTAGTTTTAACCGCATTTACAAGTTCGCCTGCTAATTGTCTTGGGGATTTATCAGTATCATATGCTTGTCTAAGTCCTGTTATTTTTCCTTTATTATCACGCTTCCAATCCTTATCCCCAATTCTTCCCATCGTTTTTTGTGCAGCAAAACCAGCAGGAGTATCTGAATAATCCTTATAATCAATATCCTTACTATTCCTTGCAAGTGCTCTACTACGAGCAGATTTAATTTCCTTTTCCATTTCTGGAGAAATATTCCTATCAGTTCTATTGATGCCAAGTGCTCCTGATGCTATAGCTGGTATAGCTTCACGAGCAGCTCCAATAGACCCCCTAATCTTATCGATTCCACTCATATTAGATGAATCTCTAGAAGAACCATCAGGTTTATTAGTTCTTTTTGGTGCTGGTGCTATTGAAGATTTAACTTTATTAATTTCAGATCCAACTTTATTAGTTACTTGCTGCCCAACTTTTTGTGCTTGATTAGCATAATTTCCAACTTTATTAGTTACTTGCTGCCCAACTCTTTGTGCTTGTCCACCAACGTTCTGTACTTGACTACCAGCTTTGTTTAATACTTGTTGTCCAACTCTTTGTAGTTGTCCAGTATATCCACCTTTAGATTTTGATTTTGGAATAAATCTATCTATCAATCCTTCATTTATAGAATTTCTATCAATACTTTCCAAACATTCTAATTGAAATTGTACAAACGTTTTCATATCATTTGCGTTTTCAAGTATTTATAAAAAAAGAGGGTCCGAAGACCCCCTACATTAAAGTTGGAATCCTGCGAAGGAATCTTTTGTAACGTCCTGCTTAATACCACCAATAATATAACTTTCAACCTCCGTTTCTTGTGGAGCAACTTGAAGACCTTTAGAACTAATCCAGTGCTCCGTCCAAGGAAGTGGATTATTCTTTGCTGGAATATCATAAAGTGGTTTAAGTCCAAGTGCTCTCATTCTACGATTCGCAATCCACTCAACATATTGCTGAAGAAGTTTATCATTCAGACCAATCATAGATCCATCCTTGAACAGATACTCTGCCCAAAGTTTTTCTTGATTTACGGCACTCTCAAAGGTCTTGTAGACCCACTGCTCTTCTTCTTTGGCAATTCTTTGCATCTCAGGGTCATCACCCTCCTTCCACTTGTTTAGAATGTTCTGAGTGATGACTAGGTGCTGATTCTCATCACGAGCAATCAGTCCAATGATCTTTGCACTTCCTTCCATAAGTTTGAGTTCGCCAAATGCAAAACTGCAAGCGAAACTGACATAAAAGCGAATACCTTCAAGAATATTAACGTTTGCAACTGCTCTGAATAACTTTCTCTTAAGTTCATACCTTTCTACCTGTGCGTAAGGAACTTGTTCTTGGGCATGTTTCCAAAGTTCAGAAGTTCCATAATGTTGAGCACTATTGATAAAATCGTTATATGCTTCGGTTACACTGACGGCACGTTCGAGAATTCTTTCATCTCTAAGAATTGTATCAAATACATCCGAAGGATCGGAATAAACATTCTTGATAATATATGTATAGGAGCGTGAATGAATCATCTCCATAAACTCCCAGACCTTCATACATGCTTCCAATTCTGGAAGTGAGCAGTAGGGAGCAAATGCCATTCCAGGTCCACGACCTTGGACACTATCAAGCATAACTTGATATTTTAGGTTAGAAGTAAAAATATGCTTTTGTTCAGGACGAAGAGATTGATAATCTCCACGGTCTTTCTGTAAGGATACTTCTTCAGGTCTCCAGAAGTATCCTAGTTGTTGTGTTGTGAGTTTTTCAAAGACTGGGTACTTGTAAGAATCATATCTCTGAACTCCTAGTGGTTGTCCAAAAAACATTGGTTGCTTTTTGGTATCCACTTCTTGAGAGTTAAAGACAGTCATTTGATTAACCACTTCTTTCTCCGTACTATTTGTTTTAAATCTTACAAGACTCACAATCGTCCTCCTCTGAGTTTAGAATATCATCAATTAAAGCATCAACAGATGGTTTAGATTCCTCTACTTCATCTGTCTTAATATCATAAGTGTTCTGATAGTAACTGGTTTTCCAACCGTACTTATATGTAGTCAAAAGGTCCTGAGCCATTACACTAACAGGAACTTCATTATTGGGATAATTCTCCGGATTATAGGACCAGTTTCCAGAAATCGCTTGATCGAAGAATTTTTGCATAACTGCAACAATATTAATATACCCACGATTGCTAGGCATATCCCAAAGAAGCGTGTAATTGTTCTTAAGTGTGTGAAACTGTGGAACAATTTGCTTAAGTGGTCCTTTCTTCGATTTCTTAACGGACAAGTATCCGCGAGGAGGTTCGATTCCATTGGTTGCGTTTGACACAACGGAACTGCTCTCCGAAGGCATTTGTGCGGACAATGTTGAGTTCCGTACACCATACTTCTTTACCTCTTCTCTGAGTGCTTCCCAATCATACTTGAGATTGTTTGGAACCAATTCATCAACATCCTTTTTGTATGTATCAATCGGCAGAATACCTTGACCATACTTGGTACGATGTGAGTACTCACATGCACCTTTTTCTTTTGCGAGATTAACTGTTGCCTTAATGAGGTAATACTGGAATGCTTCAGTTAGGTCGTGGACTAGTTTCCAAGCACCTGGATCGCCATAGTGCTCGCCGTGCTTAGCAAGATAGTGTGCCAGACCAATATAACCTACTCCAAGTGAGCGACGTGCCCTGGTGGCGATTTCTGCTGCTCTGACGGGATATCCTTGAAAATCAATGAGTTCATCAAGACTCCTAATAGCAAGATCACAAAGAACTTCAAGATCCTCATTACTCTTAATTTTACCAATATTAATAGCAGAAAGGATGCAGAGAGCAATCTCACCATCAGGATCATCAATATGCTGAATTGGTTTAGTAGGTAGAGTAATTTCTTGACACAGATTGCTCATCTCAACCTTATCCATAAAGGATGAGTGAGAGTTGCAGTGGTCGATATTCATAATATACAAACGACCAGTTTCTGCGCGTTCTTTCAGGAGGTCCAGAAAGAGTTCTTGAGCTCCAATAGTTTTCGACGGAATAGACGAATTGTTCTCGTATTGAACATATAACTCGTCAAACTGGTCGGTTCCAAAAGCATCATAAAGTCCAGGAACATCGTGTGGGGAGAAGAGTGTGATTTCTCCATTCTTAATAAATCTCTCATAGAAGATTTTGCTGATTTGGATAGAATAGTCCAACTTGCGAACACGATTGTCTTCGGTTCCTTTGTTATTCTTTAAGACTAGGATATCACTTATTTCTTGATGCCAGATAGGAAAGTGGACTGTAGCAGAACCACCTCTGATGCCGTTTTGAGTACAGCACCGTACAGTTGCCTCAAACTTCTTAAGGAAGGGGACCACGCCTGTGTGCTGTACCTCTCCGCCTCTGATTTTAGCGTTGATGCCACGGATGCGACCTGCGTTGATGCCGATGCCTGCCCTTTGAGCAACATACCTCCCAATAGCCATATCGCTACTGAAGATGCTATCCAAGGTGTCATCAACATCAACAAGAACGCAACTTGCATATTGACGAAGTGGTGTTCTAACTCCTGCCATGATTGGCGTTGGGATGTTGATTTTGTGTTTGGAGATTGCGTCATAATACTTCTTAACGTAGTCTAAACGGGTTTCTTTAGGGTACTTGGAAAAAATAGTTGCAGCAATCAACAGATACATGAATTGGGGAGTTTCATAAACCTGTCCACTGCTGCGATCCTGTACAAGATACTTATCAACTACCTGACGAAGACCTGCATAGGTAAACAAGTAGTCACGACTATGATCAATGAATGACTGAAGTTTTTCAAACTCTTCTGCATCATACAGGGCAAGAATCTCTGCATCATAGATACCCAGTTCTACACACTTTTGAGTATGCTCCAAAACAGTTGGGCACTCGTGCATACGACCAAATAACTGCTTACGAACGGCAAATAGAAGCAAACGAGCAGCAACGAATTGATAATTAGGATGTTCTAGATCAATCAGATCAGATGCAGAACGAATCAAAATCTCTTGAACTTCTCCAGTGGTAATTCCATCATAAAATTGAATACCAGACTGCATCTCAACCTGTGATGCAGACACTCCAGCAAGGTCTTTACATGCCTCTTCCACCATCAAGTGAAGTTTATTTAGATCCAGACTCTCAACAGATCCATTTCTCTTAACTACGCTTGTTCCGTTACTCATACTTTCTTCCATTCGTTGAATTTGATTTTTGCTTCAAGTGCTCTATATGTATTTGATTTTAACACATCCATAACAGAAAGTCCAGCGAGCACCATATCGTTGATATCCTTTTGCTGAACTGCTTTTGGCCAGATGACTACTTTCTTACCTCCGTCGATGAGTTTGGAGATCCTATTACAGATTTCCTTGTTTCTAGGTTCATTATCAAGAACGTACACAATATCGTTGCCCAAATTAAGACTATCGAGTAGAATATCCGATCCACACATTGCGATGGCATTTTTGACAAACGTTGAGTCAAAGGGTCCTTCTGTGACGTAGATCGTTTCATCTGTACTTACCTCGTCTAGTCCATAAACTTTGGGAATACTCTCGTCTAAAATCACCGTAATGTATTTAACATTACTGGGTCCTAGAGATCTTCCTTGGAACCCAAACAGTTCCCCTTCCCTAGTGTATAATGGTATCACTATGCGACTTTCATCTCTTACAATCCTACTAAATGTGGGTTTTTGAGTATTAGTCCATTCTTGGAATTTGTTAGCAAAGTAAAACTTTTCTGGATTCAAAAGTCTTTTTTCAAGATAAAGTTTAGCAATCGGATTCTCGGATGCCTTGGGTAAGTCTAATTTTTTCTTAAAGGTAGGTTTCTTAAACTCAAACTTTGGTTCTTCAACCACAAAGTTTTTACCCGTATGACCTTCCTTAAACTTTTCAAGAGTATATTGCTTATGAAGTGTTGGATCTAGTTGTTTAAGAAAGTTATTGAAAGATAAACTTGCCCCACAGTTATGAAACTTGAAGTTTGTATTATTCTTGACTGGGTAAATGTATCCCCTTGTCTTGTTTTTGTTCTTCTGAGAGTCTCCACAAATCGGGCAACGGAATGTGTAGAGATCCGACTTAACCCTTTTGAATTTTTGAAGACGCGAAGATACGAGTCCAATATACTTGGAATCAATCAAATCCATTATGAAGGGTGCTTATTTCAGTCTCTCTATTCTACCGTTGTCTTGTGTCTGTGTCAAGATGCTTGACAGAATTTCTGAATTATTGATTGTGAAGCTTACTGCTGCAAGAATTCCAATACCTATCCAAACTTTTTTTTCTAATCCTTGTAACTTTGCTAATACAGCATTATGATCCTTATCCATCTTATCTTTTAACTGGTCAATCTTCGTAAAGAGTATATCTTCTATCTTTTCACCATTATTAATTTTTTCTTCATGAACTACAAGCATCTTAGTTACATTTGCATTTACTTCACTTATTTTTTCAATCGCACTCTCAATACGTTGCATTAACTGCTCAGTAGTATGAATCTTTTCCTCAAGGATTGCAACCTTTGTTTCTATTGTTTGAGAGGGTGAGTACATTGGATTAATTATGGTTGTGGTTTTCTTTTTTGCATCCAGTTTTTACGAAATCCCGTTCCATAAATGTATTTATTTTTCTTTCTTACTGGAGGATTATCACCTGCTTCTACTGTACCTGCAATATTTCCACCAGCAAGACTATTAGTAGGACCACCGGTTATCATACCTTCCTCATTAAGAGAACGAATGATATTAATAATTCTATCTATCTTACTTTCCATTAGATTGATTGCAATTGTTTTAGACACTCAATGTCTTCTTCTATAGTATTAATTTCAGTTTTTGGATATTCTGGAAGTCTGTTTAAGAAGACTAAAAAACTCTTGATGTAAGGCCAAAGTTCTTTCTCTAAATTATAAAATAATAAAGGAACTGTAGCATCATCAAAAACATTGAATAATACAGTGAGGTGATTAAGAATCAAATGAGTCTTAAGCACCCCACTATTTTTATATCGTTTTAATAACCGCTTTACATATTTTATTCTTTTTAGATCATCCTCAAAATCATCTTTGGTGACTGCTTGTGGATTATCGTAGAATTTTATAGCAAATAACAGATAGTTATCCTCATTCAATTCATCAAACTTCATATATTATTATTTTTGACCAGGATAATTAGGTACGTTACCAGTTGCAATGCCAGACATTGCAACAATAGTTTCTCTCTTCACTCTCAAACTGCCGTGCATATCAGTATAAGTTCTAATACCAACCCAACCAGAATGATTGATTTCATATATTGTATTTTCTGATGCTTGAGTACCAGCAGTTGAAATACCATAAATGAAGGTATCGGCAGCAGTACGTCCCTTCTGATATTGAGTATCTTTAATTAGATACTGTGGTTGTTCATTGATGGTATAAGAAGTGTTTGCAATTGCAACACCATTTAATCCACAGGTTCTTCCGATAGAAAGTTGGTTAGCACTTGTAATGCCGATAATTACTGCATCACCAAAATACGTTCCATTAGTGGCGCGAGCACCAAACTTAATTACATCACCAGTTTTTGCGTACCCAACTTGGCCAAAATTTCCATTTGTTGCGGTAACAATTCCGGTGCTGTAGTTCAACCAAACTCTACTGGTTGCAGCAACGCTAATATTGTCCAGATTGCCCCAAAGAGACATATGCTTTACCTATAATTCTTTTTCTAGTAATATTTATAAAAAAAGGAGACCTCAAGTTTTGGTCTCCTTTATGTTTTTAGTTAAATCTTAAGGGGTAATATCTTTTGCACCTTTTGCTTTCAGAGCATTTTGTGCCTGAATAAGAATGAGTGAAAGAATACCGTTTGATTTTACCTTTGGATTTGCTCCTAGTGCTTCCGAAACTGCAAAAAGGACAGTTGCGATAAGTGCCTGATTAGCAAATGCCCATGCGATTACTGCTGACATAGTGACCTCGTGTGAAGAATCCTGGATTATTTAGATCAATCAAACCTTGAAGACATGTTATCTTTTCCTTGCTGTTTTGAGGCACGGCGGTTCTTAACCATTTGTTCTGGCGAACGTCTCTCTGAACCATACTTACCAGCTTCGGGTGGTTTCTTACCTGGTTCCTTTTTCTCCCCCCTCTTCTGAATAGGACCACCGGCACCCATTCTACCAGCACCCATAACCTTCTGCATGTGACGCATTACCTTTGAATTGGAATCGTCTCCACCCATTGTCCCACCTTTAGTTACTGATTTACCAGTTTTATAATCTTTACCAGTCTCCTTCTCATAACGATTTAGTTCATCAATTGTTTCACCTTCTGGTTCATAAGACATCTTGAGTCCCATTGCTCTCAACTTATTTTTAATAAGATTTGTAGTTGTAGGAATTGAACGTGGGTCTACTTCCTTTTCACCTTTCTTTTTAGGTTCAGTACCACATTCAGTTTCTTCTTTTTGTGTTTCCTGATTCTTTGCCTTCCAAGCAGTAGCATAAGCAATTGATTTTTCCTTATCACTCACACCACCCTTAGCATATCCTGCTTTGATGTGCTTGACCATTCTCTCAAACTTTGCTCCAGGAGGTGCCTTTTCAACGATTACATCACCTTCAAGTTCATGATGAGAAACCAACGATGAAGAAGGATTTACAACAATTTTGTTCTTACCCTTCATTACATCAATTTTCTTATTGTTACCGTCCTTATCTTTTACTTCACCAAGAAACTCTTCCTTTACACTTGAGGTATCCTTACCATCAGCAGTTCCACCTTTCTTACGTTGAATTGCATTATGAACTGAACCTGCGTGTTCTTTAGCACCACTTTCCACCTTTCCGTCACCATCATAGTCCTTACCCTTACCTGCCTTAGTTTTAGCAGTTTGCTCACCTTTATTTTTCTCACCTTCGTAAGGCTCACCATACTCAGTCATCTCAACGGAAGAGATATTGGGATTTGCTCTTAACTGAGAAATCTTTTCACGGGTAGCATAACGAACATATGAACGACCAGAGTTCTTATCTGAAACTCTTACCTTGTACTTTCTATCTTCAAGTGCATTCAATTCTGCAATATAATCAAGTTCAATAGGTGCTAGTTCTTTCTCGACACCCTCAAAAAATACTTTGGTGAAAGCACTTGTGAGTGTATCGGTTGCTAGTGCTTCAATTTGAAAATCTTCCTTTACGGCACCCTTTGTAAATACCTTTGCCTTTACTGCAGTTCTTTCCTGTGGGTTCAATGAACTATTTTGCATATATTGTGAGAATGCCTGTTTGATATCTACACCCTCCCTTCTGGCACGATAACGAATATCATAAACTGCCTGACGAACACGCTTTTCAGCATTTGCCTTAGGGTCATTAGGTCCTTTACCTTCCTTACCTTTAGCACCACCAGCAGGAGCAGCGGCAGCAGGAGCAGACTTTCTTGCGGGAAGTTCCTCAAAAATGTTATTATTCATTGGGAGATTTGTTTAAACTTACTTTTTCCTATACTTATTTATGAATTGTATTCCCCAACTATATCCGGGGGTCATATCCTCAACATTCTTTCTATACCCATCAGTTCCCACCAAAGTATTTGGTTTTCCAGGGGTTCTCATTTTCCTAGACATTTTCTTTTCAGTATATGCCTCGGTCACATCCTTAATCCAAGATTTGAACATTACATTATCTTCTGTAACGCAGATAAGATAGTTGGTTCCTCTACGAATAATTCTACCAACCAACCCAGTATTGAGGTTTTCTACCAAAGAACCTATTTGGAAAATCCTATCAGCAATATAATTCTCACGAAGATTAACCCAATCAAATTTAGGTGCAATCTCCCAAAGATTCCATCCTTCTTTGATATTCATAGAAAGGCGGAGATTATCAAATAATTCTTGAGCATCTTTGCGTTTAAAGTCTATTGGAAGACCTTCTCTAAACTTACGGAAGTCTCCTTCGGCAGCAGCAAGTCTCATTCTTGATGCCGACATTCCTTCGACACCTTTTGCATCGGGGTCACGTTCTCCGGCAGAAACTACTTCGATATTATCAAAAGCATATAGTTGACCATTGTAATTATTGGATAGTTTTTCAAATTCTTTTACTCTATCAGAACCACCGACAATTCTAACATTAGTATATCCATCATTGTGTGCTTTTTTTAGTACATCAAAGATAGTTTTGTTACTAGCATCATTTGCAATTCTTTCACTATGTCCAGGGAACATCCTTCTCATATATGAAATCTTGGTATCAGGGTCAAGGGGATTCTTTTTCTTATCTTGACTTCTTGATGGGTAGATTACATAATCACCACCATCTGCCTGCGATGCTGCAGCAGCAGTATCCATAAGTTGCTGGTGCCCAATCGTAGGGGGATTGAAACGACCAAAGGCAATTGTGAGAGTGCCCTTGGTCTTCTCTACTGGGGGTGGAGTGGCAACAGGTTGCTGGGGTTCTTGTGCTGCTGGTTGCTGCTCTGGGGCAGGTGCTTGCTGCTGAACCGGTTCTTGCTGGGCAGGTGCCGCATCAGTCCCCTGAGAGAGATTCTTTTCCTTTTCAGTCTGTGCTGGGTCTTGCTGACCAACTTTTTGACGCTTATTATAAAACTTAAGAGTTCCCTTCTCAGTCTTTGCTACGAACTCCCCACTGGTTTTATCATACCATCCACCATGACCATCACCAACAAGTCCCAGACGGGATGCCTGCTGTGATGCGGTTCCTGCTTCGATTAAAAACTGGAAAAAACTTTTCATTACTTATTTCTTTGATTCCTACAAATTTCAGAAGTTATTGCCTTTTCATTAGCAACAATGTATCTTATAGCACTTTGTCTAATCTTTATATATTTATTCTTTATAGATTCCTGCTTGGTTGAGTTAATCTTATTATCTATTGTAAAGTAGACATAAGAAACAAAATCCTTAAAGTCACCTTTTTTAAAATTTTGTATTAGATTTTTTATGTATGAATTAATCATATTAGAAACATTCCAGGTTGTGCTTCTAGATAATTTCTTGGATAAAATCTATAGATTTTTTTAGCAGCAGAAATTCCACTTGCGACTTCCATTTTATACCGTATTTGCATAACCAAATTACTACTCCCTGTTAATTTCCTACCATCAGAAGTTGCAAGATATATTGATATTTTTGGATCACCAGATGCATTAATTTCAGCAATATATCTATTACCAACCAATACATTTCTAAATTCTCTATTAGCAACTCTCGTTTTTACAAGTGAACCATTTACAAATTTTACAAGTTCAGTATTAATATTTCTAGACAAACCAAAAATAATATAATCAGCAAATTTTGTTTTTATTCCTGTCTGTTCTTCAGAATTAAGACCCTCATTTAATTGCTGTGCTGCATACTTATACACAAGACGAGCACCTTTTTTTAATTGCTCACCACCGCCAGTTGATTTTGCCTCATCACGAGAAGAATATTTTTTAGTATAAACTTCAATATCAAAAAAATTATCGATGAATTTTTGATATTGTTCAGAAACAGGGGAAACATCCAGCCCCATTTCACCAAATATATTTAAAAATTTATCAAACCCCTGACCAGAAACTTGATGAAATTGTTCTCCACCAGATACCTTTAATGAATAATCAATATTACGAAATCTTCTATCAGGATTAGTTGGAGAATTTACCTCAATCTTAACATCGGCTTTTGTTCCTTTTTGATCTTCGGTTCCAGCAGCAGAAATTCTAATAATATCCTGACGTTCGTTAATTGAAAGACCCCTTGCCTGGGCATTTAAACGACTATGGGAATTTGCAAACAACAAAGCGCCATTACGCAAATCCGAAACTTTACTCCAATTACCTCTAATAGATAAAAAATCTTGGGCTCTCTTGGGAACCGATACGGTTACAGATACATTATCAATTACAGCACTTCCAACATCATTTACATTTTTAACATATCCACCTTTCATCATTTCCGTCAAAATACCTTCCACATCACTAATAGTTACTGCTGGAAGTATTTTGGCGCTTTTAGTTTTTGCCCTTTTTACAAATCTAGCAGCAACTGCGGCGGCAAAAAACACTTCAAATAAATCACCTCTATTTGCTTCTATCTTTTCTGCCATAAGACTTTTTTAAATATTTAGTGCCCAAGAGAGGACTCGAACCTCCACACCTTACGATATATGCTCCTAAGGCATACGTGGCTACCATTACACCACTTGGGCATATGGAAAATATCGGACTCGAACCGATGACTTCATCCTTGCAAAGGATGCGCTACTACCAACTGAGCTAATTCCCCGAGAACCCCGAAGGGTCATTTATTTATTCTACAATAGCACCAATCTTTTCGTCAAGGTCTACGATAACCAAACGAATATCAGTAATACGAGGAGGAACAGAACCCTCATCGTAAGTATACCCCTTTTGATGCTCAAAAAGAAGTTGACGAACTGCCGCAGCAGAACGAACATCCATTTTAATAATTACTTGCTTTTCTTTACTCACAGGTCTCCCTCAACACGATTTTCAGATTTATAGACGGAAAAACTACCCTCTGGATAACGAGCACTCAGTTTCTCATAGTTCATTTGAAGAACCTCATCGAAGTTGGTATTCAAAGCCATACATGCTTGGGCAAGATACCAGCACAGGTCTCCAAGTTCCCGCTTCATATGAAAGACGTTCTCTTCATTATAGGGTTTGCCCTGAAGAAAAATCTTTTTCACTACTTCAGTAAATTCACCTGCTTCGGCACTCATACCAAATGCAGCAGTCATTAGACGAGAAACATCTGCACCTTGTGCTTGCAGTTCGGTCAAACGTTCGACAAGTTTTGGATATTCACTACTTGCTGGACTGGTGGTTTGACGAACAAATTCAATATACTTATTAGAATCAATAGTTGCCATATTTAAAATTTAAATCCTTCGAATGATTTTTTAGGTTTGTTTTCTTCATAAGTATACTCCTCTTCTTGTCCGCTGTCAAGTATGTCTTTTTGTGCTGATTGCTCTACATCATAAAGTCTCATCTTGGCACGGTCAATACCAACAACAAAACGTTTGAATACTGTTGGGTCATTATAACGATTCTTCAATTGTTTCACAAGTATCTGACCTAACCCCTCCAACTCTTCAGTACTAATAAGGGCAAACATAAGATCAGCAGTAGCAGGGAGACCAAAGGACTCAGAAGTATCAGTAAGTTCAACATCAGAGTTGCCATAACCACTACGAGTAGTCTGGGTAGCGGAAACAATCGGAACATTAAACTCAACTGCGAGTCCCCGAAGTTCTTCTGCAATTGATTTGATATATGAATAAGAATTGACAGAGCTATTTGCCTTGTGCCTAGAGGAAGCACAAATATTAAGGTAGTCAATGAAAATAATATCAGGTCTAAATGATTTCTTAAGAGCAAGTTCATTTAACAGTGCCTTGAAATGTCCAGAGTGTGCCGAAGCAGTCGGATACTCCTTAATTATAAGAGTTCCTTGAGTCTTCTTTGACAGACTTGTTACTTTGTTTTCAAATGTTGAACGTGGGAGATCAACCAATTGCTGAATCGGGACATTGAGAAGGTTTGCATCAATTCTTTCTGCAATTCGCTCCTCCGCCATCTCAAGAGTGATGTAGAGTACGTTCCTGCCTTGTAGCAGCGCGGAACTAGCAACATGGCACATGAAGAGGGACTTACCGACCCCCGTACCAGCGAGAGCAATATTGAGAGTCTTATTAGGGAGACCACCTTTTGTGATTTTGTTGAAATATTCCAGATCAAACTCAATTTTATCTTCTTTTCTGTGGTAGAAATCATAACGCTCCTCATAATTCTGAAGATAGTCGTGTCCGATGTTATTATCAAAAGATACTGCTAGGGCATCGGAAAGAATGCTGGGAATTGCATCCCTATTCTTCTTCCCATCATTACCATCGGCAATATGAATTGATTCCATCAGAGCAAGATAAATTGCTCGGTCACGACACCACTTCTCAGTAGTATCTAGCAACCATTGCTTCTCCACTACTAAATCATTCAGTGTTTCACACACCTCACGAATATCTTTAACATCAGTCTCGGTTAAATCAGTACGATTCTCAATCTCAATACCAAGTGCTTCTTTAGTAATAGCAGAGTTGTACTTGACAATAAACTGAACGATTTCCTCAAAGACTACTCTTTCAGACCTTTGCTCAAAATATTCGGGTTGTATAAAAGGTATAACTTTTCTAGAGTAATCTTCATTAAATACTAAATTCCTTAGAATAGTGGTTTCAATTCTTTCCATTACTTATAATGTAAATAGGCACTTATAACATACTTTGGTCCACTCAAAGGTGGATTACCCTTGTGAGGAAACATCCAAAGTGGTGGGAACATCAATAGAGTTCCCTTTTTAGGTTGAACAGTTAGATCTTTAAAAACAGTCTCTCCACCAGATTCAACATCATTTAAATACCACATAAAAGACAAAAATCTTCTTGCTGATGCATGATCAATTACATCCACATGAGTATCAAAACGATCTTCTCCACCAGGATTATACCTCTTTATACGAAATTGTTCAAGAGCATGTTCTTGTGGAAAAACTCTTTGGTCAACAAATTCATAATACTTATCACGATATTCAAAAATTTTTTTGATGATGTGATTATGAACTTGATTGACTTCTGGAGTCAATTCTCTATACTCAGTTAAATTCAACTGGGTAAAATTTGGTTTACCCTCATTATCGTGACGTTCTTGTTTATCAGGAACCTGTTCAAAAAGTGAAATTAAAAAATCACAAATATCAGATTCTAAAGCATCTTCATGAACATGAATAAAATCATTAAGTTCATCCATAACTAAATTCTTTTTTTGCAATAGCATCAAGTTTTTGCATTACTTCCTCGGTGAAGTATTTTTCTGGACTTTTGAGAATCTCTTTGGCATAGATTTTCTTGCCATCAATTTCATAACGTCCTGCAACGTTCTTCCACATTCCACCAAGCTCACCCAATTCAAGCAAACCATAATACTTATCAAGACCACGTTCATCATAATAAAGACGAACTTCTACTTGCTGATTTTCCTTACTTAAACGCGACTTAGCAGTCTTTGCCTTGATAATGTTTCCAATGACTTCCGTTCCATCCTTCTCCTTTTTCTTCGAGAGATGAATGATGGAAGAAGCAGCATACTTAAGACCACTACCACCTCCCATCTCTTTAGTAGGAACATAAGCACCGATAACATCGTAGGTATGATTTGTTACAATCATTGGAATGTTTGCCTGACCTAATTTCAAAGTAAGCATACGGAATGCACCCTTAATCAGTTGGGATTTGGTCATATCCCGAACTTCCTTATCATTCAGAGCATCATTAATTTCTTTACTGGTTGAAAGCATACCCAGAGAGTCCAGAACAAACATACAAGGATTTCGTTCTGCTTCAGATTTCTTCATATACAGATCAACTGCTTTCAGTGCCTTACCACGAAACTCTTCAACTGTAACTACATTGACAACCACCACACGAGTTGTGTCAATCCCTCTACTCTCCAATAAGGATCGTGTGATTGCAGCCTCAGTATCAAAATACAAGCAGTATCCAGTAGAATTATTATCAAGAAAATTTTTAACCACAGCCAAACTAAAGAAAGTTTTTCCTGTAGAACTTTCACCTGCGATTGCAGTGATTTTGTTGCCAGATACACCACCAAAAATAGACCCAGAAACAAGAGCGTTGAATATGTACGAACCTGTGTCCACAAAAGTTTCAGTTTCGTCAATGTCTGATGCAAGTTGTGTGTATTCCCCACCGATTTCTTTTACAATATCTTTTAAAAAGTCCATATCATCCAATGTCAATTTTCCAGTTTTTTACATCCGTATCACCTTGTCTGGTAATATTGAGAGAAGTTCCATCATCAAAAGCATCCAAAACTCCAACTCCAGTATTTTCATCAAGTGATTTTTGAAAATAATACCAACTATCATCACTCCTTTGGATAGAGAACCAAGGGCATCCTACAGTGGGATTAGTAAAGCAGAAAAGAAGTGCCTTTCCTACATTGTCACCTTTACTGGTAACTCTCTGAATACGGACATAAACATCCATATCATTTACCCAGTTTGAGATACCATCAACAATATCAGCAACAATATCTGTACTAATACCACCAACGGTTGTGCTCCCAGATACCTCAGGAAATGGACTCATAATATTGGTGTTTTTATCAATGTATTCAATTATTTTATCTTCAGGGCTGGGGGTTACCATCTTAACTTGATAGAAGACATCATCTCCCCAATCATCACCATTTCTGACCATAACGTCAGTATCTTTTCTCATCCAAGCTGTTAATCTATTAAAAATAGAAAATAAGTTTTTCATCAAATTACCATCCCGTATTGTTCACGAAGTATTTTTTTATAAGGCAAACCT